ATTACATTCAAAGCTTTCAATATTTATACAATATTTACTTGCAATCAACGAATGGTTAAGGCTTCTGAGAAAGTTTGGTTAAAGTTCTTTGAACTTTCCAAATTCTTCGATTTAGCCATCTGAGCGTGCGACGTAACAGGAAAAGACGAGACATTTGGAATCTTCTTATTAAGAATCAAAAAATTCTATAAGAAATCCGGGCCAAAGCAATTATTTTATTATTTAAAATCTTGCCAGGCTCATGTCGTTCATTTCTTAGCGGGATACAATGTTTTATTAGGTCAACCCCAAAAGGGTCCCTATGTAGCGTTAGACTCCCACGGTCTACCATTAATTATCCCATGGAAATTAAGATTAGAAATTCTCTTATCTAGAGAAAATAATTTTAATAACTTTAAGATAATTAAATGTATCTTGACAATCTTATCTATCTATACTGTTTTCAGTAACAAAGTACGACCGAACCTTGCAACGATTGTTGCTCCGTTCAATGGTACAGTTAAATCTTTTGATTTAACTCTGTTAAAACGTGCTCTTGCTGACTTAAGTATTGGATTAATCCGATTGCGAGAACCATCTTTACTTTTAATAGAGAAGGCTTCCCCTAACTCATCAAAGAGTACATGGGGGGCGTCTATTGACGCTCTAGCCTTTTTCTATCACCCTACATCTTTTCTACATTTTGTTAAATATAGTTTAAATGTACCTGGGGGATGGAAAATTCTATTATGAGTTTTAGCCCTAATGATCTTATCTATACCATTGTTGCCAGTTTCAATGTTGATACATTTTGTATTAACAGGGAAACTTGTCGGGAAAGTACCTCGCTTGCATTTAGCAAAGTTGAGTACCGTTCATGACAAATCGGGAAAAGCCAGAATAGTTGGTATTACCAATTACTGGATTCAGGTTTTATTAAAACCTGTTCACGATGCAATTTTTAGTAAATTAAGAATGATTGAGACTGATGGAACCTTTGATCAGGTTAAACCCGTTAAAGCTTTGCTTGCGCGTTTACCCAAAGGTACTGTCTTTTATAGTTTCGATCTGAGTGCCGCGACGGATAGACTTCCTGTTGAAATACAGAGAGATATTCTTAATATTTTAAAACCCGGTCTCGGAAGCTTGTGGCATACGCTACTTGCTAACCTTGATTGGGCTTGGAAATCTCTTAATAAGAGAGTTCCTTTAAAATATTATAAATACTCTGTAGGACAACCTATGGGGGCTTATTCTAGCTGGGCCATGTTAGCGTTGACACATCATGTCATTGTACGATGTGCTGCCCTGAATAGTGGGATTCAACATTTTGCCGACTACGCGATCTTAGGTGATGACATTGTCATCGCTAATAAGTTAGTAGCGGACGAATATCTCAAATTAATGGGCTTACTTGGAGTGTCTATCAACCTTAACAAATCTTTGATCTCAACTGAGTTCGCTGAATTTGCTAAGAGATGGATGGGTTTAGATAACCTAAATTTATCACCTATCGGTGCAGGATTAATCCTGCGTACGGTAAGAAATAAATTCTTCCTTGCGAGTCTATTAGCTGAAATGTATTCGGTAGGTTTAATCAACTCTTTAGATGCGACACTAGTTACAATCCGTTCCTTACCTTCCCATTGGAAAGGTCAGAAATGGAATGCTTTATGAGCTGCTTTCGGACTCAATTCTTTTTTATTAGAAGGAAGCCAGAACGGAACACTTGACTACTCAAATGCACTGCACTGGTGCTTCAACCTTCAAGGAAGAACTGCTCCTTTTGCTTCATTTTTAATAAAGTCTGCTTTAGTGCAAACATTTATTGATGATAAAGCGAAAGCGCAGAAAACCCTTGACCAACAAACTCTGAAATTTCTAGAAACTTTCTGGAAAGTTCAGGTTGGTAAAGATTTGCTCATCAGGATACTAGAATTCCTGCTGAAGATGTTTTCTCCCGGAGTTTGGGTCTACTTCTATAGTTTTGTAGAACAACAACAATTATTAGATAATTGCTTGGGCGCTGTATCCAACGATTATTCAATGACTGGACTTAAACATACGATCGCTAATCCTCCATTTTCAATTAATATTTCTAATATTGATTGGTGGGATAGAAAGGCTGTTAAGGATACGGTTACTAGAGGTGAGGACATTATCAAAAACTTTGAAAGAGGTATCGATGATATCATTTTCAGAGATGGAGATATGTACTAACCTTTAGTCTAGTAAATCCGGCAGCTAAAGAATGACGTTGAGAGTACGAGTTACGCCCTAGTTCGACAGCCAAGAAGTAGGTGTCCACGCTCGGGGATGGTCTTTCCTCAAGACCCACTTAACATAAAATAGGTTCTTGCCTATGCAGTTGTTAAGTTCACCGCCAC